AGCCGAACCAGAATCAGGTGATTGGGCGCCGGTTGGCCAAGCAGATGATGAAACTTTAGATAAGATAAAACGTCGTACTCATAAGTATGAAACAGATGCAGATGCTGTTGTTGAGAGATTTTTAGATAAAATAGGGTTCCTTGATAAAAATTATACTAATTCTTTGACTGATGTGTTAGATGCTTTTGATGTAGATTATATTAAATTTGCTACATTTTTACAAAAGAGTAAAAGTAAATCTAGCTATCTTAAAAGTTTTCGTAATAAAGGTGAAGATGATTTTTTTGAAAGGATAAAGCCCCGTATTGTTAAACAATTAGATATTTCAGAAGAAGAAGCGTATGCTTTTTATTATGAGTTATGTAAAATAAATCACCCTCAAGGTAGGGTTGGAGTTGGTGAATGTGAATTTATGCTCGCAGTTCTTACTGAAGGAGTAAAAGGCATCACAGGAGATATTGGTACACTGAAAGCTTATGGCCGAGAATACGAAGTTGGTACTCAGAGTAAAGTTATATCAAATGATATATCTCGAGAAATATATAAAACTGTACCGACTAGTCAAAGTAGGATTGAGTCAGGCAATCTTTGGAATGATGAATTACCAGACATGAAATGGACGCAAGAAAATATGAATGAATGGATTACAACATCAAATGATACGTTTGTTAATTTTGATGGCCTGGAACAAATGGCAGAAGAAATATTTATGGAGGAACGATTAGCGGGTGTAAATCAAGAAAAACGGAAGCAAGTATTTTGTTGTTGTGTACTACACAAATATCTTAGTAATCATAAAGATGATGTTATAGTTTTATTTAACGGAGGAGCTAATCGATTTAGTAAAAAGAAAGGAATCGAGCGTAATGTATATCGCTCAGGCGCTGAGTTTCTTCATTGTAGATGGATGGCGGTAGGTACAAAAGCAAATGTACCTTTAACAACCGTATTTAAAGAATGCGTAAAGCCTAAGCCTTGGTTTGGGTTTACTATAAGCGGTAAGGATAGAGTTGTACGAATTACATATAGATAAATTAATGGCAGTATTAGGATTATATGACACAAACATAATGGGGTATAGAGTAAAGATTATGCCGTATGTTATTGGTATCTTTGATGATAATAATATAATTCAAGGAGATAGAATTCCAAATAAAATTGTAAAGTATATAATTGATGAGGGGTTTTGCGATACATGGTTAAATAATAAGGCAGGTATTAGAGTAAACATATACAGACAAAAATGTTAACATATAAAAAATATTTTCTATTATATGAAGCGGCTGGTCCAAATAAACATTTGACTCATCTCGAAGAGCTTATTCTTACTAATCAAAAAGAAGGTGGTATAAGAGCTCTTAATTATCTTCAAGCTTTAACAGAAGTATTAGACAGTCATACCCCTCGCGCAATTAATGCGACAGTAAAATATGATGGTGCACCAGCTGTAGTAATGGGTGCTGATCCTAACGGTAAATTTTTTATAGGTAGTAAGTCTGTTTTTAATAAGATACCTAAAATCAATTATTCAATTGATGACATTAAACGAAATCATGCCGAAGCACCCGGCTTAGTTGATAAATTAGTTCAAACATTTGTACATTTTAAAAATTTAAGATTTAATTCTGCCTATCAAGGCGATTTTTTATTCGATGATCAGATAAAGGAAATAAATGATATTGATGGAGAGCAACATGTACTGTTTAAACCTAATACAATTGTATATGCAGTACCAACAAATAGCGAAGAAGGTCAAAAAATATTAAATTCAAAAATTGGTATTGTGTTTCACACCGAATATGATATTAGTTTAGATCAAGAAGGTTATATTAGATTTTCAACTAAAAAGTTCGGAGTAGATGTTACAAATTTAGACCCTGGCCCGGAGGTATATGTTAAAGATGCTTACTTTGAAAGTGATGCAGGATATATTACTTTAACAGATGAAGAAACAAAAAATATAAATTTCTTAATAGGAGTCGCTAGAGAAAATTTATTAAGTATAGACTTCAATAAAGTAACTGATAAGTTATTAACTAATTTAAACACTTATATTAATACTGAAATAAGAGAAGGAGAGTTTTTAACTGATACAGCTGTCTCTTTTCAGCGATTTGTGGAATGGTTTACAGGTAGGATAGATAAACAGATAGCAAAGCTTAAAAGCCCTGGAGGCCAGGAGAAGGCGACTAAAAATAAAGAGCAGTTATTATCCTTAATACAAGATGCTAGTCGGGATATCTATACTGTATTTGAATTTCAAAAAGCAGTAAAACAATGTAAAGATATTTTTATACAAAAGTATAATAATATGATGCGTGAAGTTAGTATGAAAAATTATTTGTTTAGTCCGAATGGTGATTTAGTAGTAACCGATCCGGAAGGATATGTAGCTATTGATGCAACAGGTAATGCTGTTAAATTTGTTGATCGCTTAGAGTTTAGCAGAGCTAATTTTGCTATTGACCCTGATAGTAAATTTAAGAAAAGTTAGTTGTTTCTTGAAATATTTCTGTAAATATTTTAGCAGGAATGACGATTGTCTTTAATCTCTTTGACACTAATTATAGTGGTCAGTTTCTTAAGTCGTGGGTTAATTTAACTACGTATTTAAATAACACTGGTATTCGATATTATGTCTCTTGGCATAGTAGTTGTAATGCATTTTATGCAAAACAAATGTGTCTAGGTGGTAATGTATTATCAGGACCTAAACAAATACCATATCAAAAAACAATTAAGTATGATATCTTAGTCTTTTTAAGTAATAAAATTACCTTTTCATCGACTCAGTTTGTTAAATTGTATAATAAATTTAAAGATTATAAATTTTTATCTGGAAGAGTTGATGGTAGATATAAAGCTCTTACAGAAAATAATCAATATATTAAAGCTGATTATTTAGATTTTGATTTTGTATTTATACGAAAAGGAGTATTTGAAGAGTTAGAATATCCGTGGTTTCGTCCACATGTAAGTGCTACAGAGTCTGAGCAACATTTTGTTGATATTGATATTTGTCGTCGTATAAGAAAACAAAATATAGATTTGGTGATAGATAAAACAATTGATTTACATGGAGGTAATTTTAATTTTATAAAAATAAATGAATAAAACTATAGTTATATGCTGCCCGGGCGATAGTTTTTCTGGAGGATTTATTAAATGCTTAACTCATTTAATTCGAGATTTAAATAATAAGGATTTTAGAGTATATTTTTGTAGTACATATTCTCGTAATATATATGAAGTTCGTAATAAATGCATGTTAGGTACTCCTAAAAAGGGACTTGATCAAGAGCCGTTTGGAGGTTTAGAGTATGATTATATTTTATGGATTGATAATGATATAGTATTTACTTCAGCTGATTTTGAATTATTATATAAAGCCGATAAAGATGTAATATCAGGATTATATATTATGGCTAATGATAGACAATTTGCTGCAGTAGAATTTTGGGATGAAAATTATTTTCAAGACCATGGAACTTTTGAGTTTTTAAGTAGAGAAGATATACGTACAAGATATATACCGTTTAAAGTTGAATATGCAGGTTTCGGTTTTCTTTTATTCAAACACGGAGTATTTGAGCAGTTAAAATATCCTTGGTTCGAGCCAACATATCTACAAATTAAAGAGTCACAAGACTTTTCTATGGAAGATGTTACATTATGTCTTAAGCTTAAAAATAAAAAAATAGATGTATATGCACACCCGGGTGTTATCGTCGGTCATGAAAAGGTAACTGAACTTCGACTATGATACATTTTGACGCAGGGGATACACCAGAACAATTTTGGTATTATAATCTTAAGAAGTATCGACATGAAGGACCAGCTATTGGCTTCCCGGAAAATATAACAGTTGCTTCTTTAATGAAGATGTCTCATCAACATATAGTTCTGTATAAAGGACACTTAGATAATGGCGATTCATTAGTAATTACTTACCCTGCCTTAAATAATGCTGTTAAAAATTTTATAGGTATAGGTATAGCTGATTGTGATTATAGAGCAGATACTAATGTACAAGTATATGAATTAGATTATAATCAGCCTATGACTGATGATTTTGTTCTTAATTTATTAACTCAAAGCCATGGTTGGGATATAAAAGAGTATGGTGACTTATCTGGATATTAATCAATAAATACTTACATGGCACAAAAGAAAGACTTTCGTATATCTACTGGATTAATTGTTGCTGCACCTGGAGGCGGGGAAGGTAATATAACTGGTGGTGTAGGAAAATTTACTACTAGTTTAAGTACTGAGTCTTTATCTACAGCTAGTTTTGCTCCGGTTGATGTGGTAGCTTCTAATGATATTACTGCAGCAAATAGTATTAGTTCAGTTAGTATTAGTGCTGATAATTTTTATGGTAATATTACAGATGTTACTTATTCTGAATTATCTATTACTGGTGGTTTAAGCTCCGATGGTATCAACCTTACAAACGCAGCTGGTAATATTGGATTAGGTACACTTGATGCAGTAAGCGCTACAGTAGCTGATGGTGCTACAGCAGCTATTTTTACTATACCTACGTCACAATATAGATCTGGTAAGATAGTAGTTCAAGCAGTTGCCGTTGAAGAAACGCCTTCTGCTATGGAAACGACTGAAATATTATATGTTCAAGGATTAGATACAATTTCTTGGATAGAATACGCAACAGTAGGTATTGGTAGCGAGGCATTTGTTACATATACTGGAGTCATTAATGAAAATAATGTTGAATTTCGTGCGACAAATGAATATTCTGTACCTCTTAATTTTGTGAGTTCAATTTCACAATTGTACGCAATAACTTAATTTCTAGATTGGTTGTATATTAAATAATTACATGGCTAATATTAGTTCAGATTTTAGAGTCAAAAATGGTCTTGTCGTAGGTACTAGTAGTCTAGGTAATATCACTGGTGGTGCCGGTACGTTTAATACTAGCCTAACTGCAAAAACTTTATCATCAATTGATGCTTATTTTACTGGAGATGGTGCAATCAGACTTCCAGTAGGGGATGATAGCGAAAGACCTACATTATTACAAGATGGACTCGTTCGTTTAAATACCGACAGTAATCAGTTTGAAGGATATAAGAGTAGTAATTGGCAGGGGCTAGGTGGAGTAATTGATGTTGATCAAGATACATATGTTAGTACTGAAAAGACATCTGATGATGATATATTGTTCTTTTATACTAGCAACAGTGAGAGAATGCGTATTTTATCAGATGCTCAAGCGTCAACTGCTGGTTTTGTTGGTATTAATACTACAACACCTAACGAACGTTTAACAGTATCAGGTAACCTTAGTTCATCTGGTGATATATTTGTTGGCGGGAATTTAACTGTAGAAGGTTTTACTCTTACTGTTGATAATGATCTTATTGTTACTGGTGACTTTACCGTGCAGGGTACTCATACTACATTAAACACAACTGTTACATCTACCACTACAGCTACTGAAAACAATTTTGTAATTACATCTACTGACGATGGTGCCACTGCGTCACCAGATTTAAAACTATGGCGTAATAGCTCCACACCAGCTAATAATGATATTATAGGTAATATTATTTTTACAGGTAACACCACTGGTGGTACTGCTACTGATTATGGTCATATAGTAACTCAAATAACTGATATTTTTAATGCTAGTGAAGACAGTAAGATGACATTTAAGACAATGGCCGCTGGTACATTGGCTGACCGACTAACAATTAATAGTGGTCAGGTTGGTATTAATACTACAACACCAAATGAAGCTTTAACAATATCAGGTAATCTAAGCGCGAGTGGTTGTGTGGATGCCCCAGCGGTGATCGGTACTGCTAGTGTTTCTTCGCCATCAGTGTGCGGTACTACTAGCGTTTGTTCACCATTAGTATGCGGTAGTACTAGTGCGGAATCGCCATTAGTGTGCGGTACTACTAAAATATGTTCACCTACAGTACACGGTACCACGTTAGTGTGCGGTGCCGCAGTGTGCGGCAGTACTAGTGTTTGTTCACCATTAGTGTGCGGTAGTACTAGTGCACAATCGCCACTAGTATGTGGTAGTACTAGTGTAAACACACCAATTGTCTTTGCTACTAGTTGTGTTGATATTGGTGGTGATACTAAATTTTATAGGAACGCGGCTAATGTAATTAGAACACCTGATGCTGTTATAGTTGATGGTAACTTTGGTATTAATACTACTGATATCACAAGCGCTAATGTTACAATTGCTGGTACTTTAAGCGCATCTGGTATTATATATGCTGATGCATTTAATTCAAGGACTGGTGGCAGTGCTATTGATTTTAATGATGATATTGATCTTGCTGGTACTCTAACATTAACTGATGATATTGTCCATTCTGGAGATACTGATACAAAACTATCATTTACTCCAGATGTAATTACATTATATGCAGGTAATGATAATTTATTTAGAATTGATGGTGTTACGGCAAGTCCAGCTACTCACGTTGTTGGTATCGGTACAGTTACAACTGCGTCACCTAGTATACCAACAGTTGTTGAGTTTAATAATAATACTACTGCATATAAATCTGCTAGCGCCACAATTGCAAATGGCGCTATGGCCTCACTTCTTAAGATTCCAATTGCAACTTATAGAGCCGGTAAGGTTGTTTTACAATCTGTCGCAGCCTCCGGAGGTCATATGGATGTAACTGAATTGTTATATATTCACAATGGTACAGATGTACATACTACAGAGTATGGTACAATTCATGTAACTAGTACTGCTGTCACTACAGTATCAGCAGTAATTAATAGTGGTAATGTGGAAATTAGAACAACTAACACTTCAGGCGTTGCGGCTGAAGTTGTTGGATCAATTACAATGTTGAGTGTAACATAAAATTTAATTATATTTACATTGAAGAAGAGGTCCTATACGACCTCTTTTTTTATTAAATAATTAGGTAAGTGGATAGTGGAAGCTTATGGCCAAAAAATTATTTGTAGTACAGGACGGTTTAAAGATTAGAGGTGATACGCTCTTAAACGGAGCAGTAATCGCAGATACTCCTTTAGCTAAACTTCATATTAAGACCGCTGCAAACGGCACCGGTGCTAACCTCAACAATGTCAATGGGTTACTTATTGAGAATAGCGGGACTGGGAACGCTAACTACGCGCTAAAACTAGCTACTGGTACTGGAAATATTTTTAATGTAAGTAATGCAGGCAATCTAGGACTAGGTACACAAGACGCTAAATCCATTTTACATGTAGTAGGTCCTGCAGGAACTCCAGTCGCACTAAATGAGTTCGATAGTAACTCTACAGCCGTATTTCAGAGCGATTCATCTAATACAGATAGTTTATATATTGCTGAGGCTGCTAGTGGTGCTATACTTCAGGTAACAGATGGAACTACTAATTCCAGTACTGCGAAACCAATGTTATTGAACCCATATGGTGGTTCAGTCGGCATCGGGACTGATGCGCCATCTCGCCCATTGACCGTGTATAGGTCTACTGCTGGTTCAGTAGCTAATTTCCTTCACTATACAGACGAATCAAATTATTCAGGTTTGTATGTTGATGTGAGCCAAGCTACAGATGTAGTAACTTTAAAGTCTAGTGGTAGCGGCGGTGGTGCAGGTATTGACTTTCAGTTGAGTAATACATCCAAGTTATATCTTTATAATTCTTGTTTGTGTAGTGCTAATATTATATGTGCTGCTACTTGTATGCAAGTTCCATCATCTGGCAGATTTTATGGTGGTTGTGGAATATTTAGTTCATGTGCTTGTTCGCCTATCGTTTGTGCTTCTACTCGAATTTGTACGCCTATAGTTATATCTACTAGTTGTGTTCAAATCGGTACTTCTTGTTTGATGGAATCTGGCGGCGATCTTGTCCTGAAATCTGGTGGCGGTGATGTAGATTTTCCAAATTGGATTAGAATGCGATCAAGTGTTGGCGGTACAATCAAGGGCGGTTGGCACAATACAAGTGGTAGAATGTGTTTAGGTGGTGACGCCCCGGGTAGCGGTGCAATGTTGCAAATTGCAGGTGATGCTTGTGCTTCTGGTTGCTTTTATG